TTTCTGACATCTTTTTTTTAGTTTCTTCAGAGAATATAACTTTATCACCACCACTTGTAGCATTATATCCGTTTTCACTTTTAAATGTATTGTAGTGTTGTATCCAGTACTCTTCTCTTTCATTTAATAAATTTTCATCACATTCATCTATTTCCTGAATACTGAATCTATGATTTCCATATTTTCTCAATGCACGGTGTAATGGTTTATTGCTCATTTTTAGTGCTTCTCTTATATGCTGTTGCCACCTTTTGTTCATTCCCTGAGTTGTTTGTCCGACATATTTGTGCCCGTTGTCTTTGTTTGTAATAAGATAGATGATTCCTCTAGTCATTTTTATAATACGCAATATATTTTATTTATGATACACAATGATTAAAATATGCTAAACAATACTAGATTTTATGGAAATGTTGTTTTATGATACAATTTTCAAATATAGGATTAAATTATTGTATGTTTTTGATAACATTCTCAATAATAAGAATAATTGAGAATCATTTAGAGTAATTGTTGAGAATGCTTATGAATGTGTCTGAGTCTTGTGACCTTTGCCTGCTTACCATAAGACGCACAGTTTTTCAAGCCCCAGGACACCAAAAAAACTGGCACAAGGCGTCGAGACACTCATATAATGTTAGCGTTATATAACATTTTCATATCATAAGACCTATATATTCTTATGTGAATCTCGACGAGACTGGCACATGTGCTTGAATCTAGTCGAGATTTATGCTATAATACACACAGTTATCTCGACGAGTTATGTACGACGACTACGATCTCGACTATACATATAGCAACGATTATGCAGGTCTCGACGAGGATACGTATGCCGAACTAGGCACATCAGATCTCGACGAGGATTATGCACGAGATGGGCAAGATTATCAAGATCTTGCATATCGACACTATGCATGATAGAATCTAGTACACATTACATCGAGTTCTTATGCTAATGCAGAAACGCAGAGTCATTGTTACTCTAGATATAGATTGCTATGATGATCTAGATGTACATGATATAGACTGGAAAGACCTTCTGCAATTGGAGGGTGACGAGAATGTACATGTAAGCACAAAGGAGTTTGATCCGTTTTGAAATTCTTCATTGATGAGAACTGGGTTTATTTTTATAAGAACGCAGCACTATATAAGAGCCCTGTGGACTCCTATGGGTTCTTTAATACAGAGCATGGTGTACCTGTCGATTTTTGTCAAGAGGCAAAAGATTATGGGAGGGCACCACAATTGGAAAGACTGAGGAGTCTCCTTATGCCAAAACCCGAACTGTCCGATGAGGTGGCACAGACCCTGGTGTTCTGATGTACATTGACCTTGTTCAACACCTGAACCACTCATGACCATCTACACAGACAACGGTTTCGCCAATCGCACTGAGTACCTGAACGAACTCCGTGAGGAGTACGGTGACCTTGTGGACATCCTCATCGGTGTGCTACCATCGTCAGAGGACTTCGACGGTCTTGTAATCGCTCTGGAAGACGCTCTGGAGTCTGGAGAGTACGCAGACCTCCTGTGACACTCTGAGAACTGTCCACGGGGCACACAGACACCTCTCTGAGTGCCCTATAATTCCTTCAGTCACCAAAACACCATGGCAACTCGCTCACGCATCGGTATCGAACTTCCTGATCATTCTGTGGTTAGTGTCTACTGCCACTGGGATGGTTATCCTGAAGGCAATGGCAAGACCTTGGTTCAACACTATCTGAACCGTGAAGATGTACAAGAACTCATCGACGGTGGTTCAATGTCACATCTTCGAACTCGTGGCGAATGGAACTCCAAGGCACTCAGAGATGAGAAAGGGGAATGGATCTGTGATGCCGCAGGTTATCTGAAGTATGAGAATGATCGTGAACCTCAACCACTGTATCATACAGAACGTGGTGAAGAACTCAACATCATGCACTCTAGTTTCGACGAGTTTGTATCGGGAAATCTTGGTGGAGAAGAGTACGCTTATCTGTACAATCTCGACGATAACTGGAAGTGCTATAAGATTAACTATAAGGCACCTGTAGAACTCGTCGAGATTCCTAACTATGTGACAGCATAAGTATTGTCACAAGGGTCTTGACAATCTAGTCGAGACCCACCTATGCTGGTTTAGCAATCTGGTGAATGCACCCGACTCATAATCGGATATAGGCGAGTTCAATCCTCGCAACCAGCACTTGACAATCTAAGCAAGACCTGCTATGATTGTCACATACCACGGGGCGGTGGTGGAATCGGTAGACACACCAGACTTAAAATCTGTTGGGCTTATGCCCGTGGGGGTTCAAGTCCCCCTCGCCCTACTGGCACACTGTGTGCCTATTATCCTACAAGATCCAAAACAACATCATGCGTAACTTCAAGATCAACAGCACTGCCATCTCTGACCTGAGCGTGGACGGTGATCAGGTGAGCATCCAGTTCACCAGCAGCGACAAGCAGTACACCTTCCGTGCTGCCGATCCTAACACCTTTGTTGCAGACCTGGAGCAAGTGATCTCTGATCCTGAGGGTTCGGTGGGTTCCTACATCCACCGCGCCCGCAAGAGCGAGCAGCTTGTGGAAGTCTGATAACTGGCACAATGGGGGGTGGCAACACCCCTTTTTTGGTTTTATAGTTCCCTTGTCCACAACCACACCTCTCATGGAATTTGACACCGATTTCTGGTCTGAGATTCAGGATGCTCCTGGTGAGATCTTCGACATCCCTGAACTGCGGGATGATGATGAGGATGAGCAGACCTGGAATGAGTTTGTCAACAGCAATGTGACACTCTGAGCACTGGTACAGGGGGGTTGACATGCCCCCCAATCCGTTCTACATTACCTTTGTTCCTGAGACACCAACCCCATGGCAGACACACTCTCCAAGACCATCTACCGCCAACTCTTCACCGAAGATCAGTGGAATCTGATCTACAACTTCATCGGTAATGCACTCGATGATGATCTATTTGATGCGGATGATGTTTATGCCATTCGCAACAAGATTCATGCTCTCTTTGATGAGGAGGATTGATGGTAACATTGATTCTGGGTGGAGTAATTCTCTCCACCTTTTCTATCCTCTGGTATCTTGAAGACCGCGAAGGTGGTGGTCTTTATGATCCTTCATCCGTTCATCCTCCTGATAAAAAATGACACCTGACACTTATACTTTCTCTGGTGATGCTGTTACCTTCCTTGGTCTTGTTGGTGTTCTTTCGACGGGCATTATCATTCTCACTGCTTTCCGCCGCTACTACAATTCTCCTCTTCGCAAATGACTAACCGAACAGAACTTGAGTGGTTTCTGAAAGAGAAGTGTCGTGAAGATCCTGACCTTTTAGATACTATCATCAGTGAGTATGTTTGGAACATGAGTGAGAGCAAACTCACTGAACTTGAGGACTTTCTTTCTAACAACTTCGGAGACGATTGATGAACCGTTCTGAACTGCAAGATGCTCTCATTCAGCAGATGCTGGATGACATGGACCTCAAGACGATGACCCAACTCTGTTATGACTACCTCGAAGAAGGTTACGCAAAGTATTCTGACGAAGAATTAACCGAAGAGGTGAAAGAATACTACCCCGAACTGCTACAGGGGTGACGATCTGACAACTGGCACAAGGGGTCTTGATCTTCCCCAAGATCCCTGCCATACTACCTTTGTTCCTGAGACACCTCATGACCTACCAAGAACTTCTGCAACAGTTACAACAACTCACAGAAGAACAACTGAATCAAGATGTTTGCATCTGCGATTCTAAGTTTGACTGTGGTGATGATACTGACGCAGAGTATTATCAGTATGGTGTAGAGTTTGTGTTTGCAACTGAGGAATGTGATGTCCTCGATGTTGATCACCCTATCATTCGTTTCTGATGACCTACCAACAACTCCTCCAGATCATTCAGACTCTCGACAAGGATCAACTCGACAGAGAGGTTCTCGTCTATGATTCTTCTACTGATGGTTGGTATGATGACGGAACTCAACTTAAAGTAACGAGTTCTGCAATTCCTGGTCTCGTCGATTCTAATTTCCCTTATCTTCGTGTTTGATTATGAACTACCGACAACTGCTTAAAGAACTCCAGAAACTATCTGAGGTTGATCTAGACAAACTGATTCAGATTTATGACTATGAAACCGACACCATTCTAGAAGATGCTGTTCCTTCATTTGAGATTGCTAGAGTAGAAATAGAAAACTACGGAACAAATTATCCATTCATTACTATTAACTGATATAATGACCAAACAACTTCTCATTTCTCAACTTCGCAAAGGCAACAATGGGCAACGGATTCTGGAGATTCTCGATGCACTTGCTGCTGGGATGGACTCTAGTGAATCTAGTCAGGATATTCTTCCAACCCTAGACGAGATCAAGTTCTAGAAACTCGACGAGATGTGCCACTGCATCTAGTGGCACACATGATCTCGACGAGACCTGCATCATCAACTAGATTGCACACATCGAGATCGAGATCATGCAAACCGCAACAGTCACACCCATCTCCAAGAAAGCAAAGAACCGCTTTGCTAACATGATGGGGAACAATGCTCACTGTATCATTGAGCAAAGCAAAGGAAACAAGATGTTCCTTGCATCCATGAACAAACGTTACTTCTTCTGGGTCTCTCTTGACAATGACCCAGACTGGATGATACAATTCTAAGACAAGGGAGGAAGGGGTTTGCCTCCCGCTTGATGTAAAGTCACCCTGCGCGTAAGAGCACCGATAATCATAACACATAGGGGTCAAGGTGAAACTGGGGGGATGGAGTGGTGTCCATCCCCTTTTTTCTTATCATCATACAACGATAGCTTTATAGGATTGCAAAACCCATCATCCTAGCACCCATCACCACCCACCAGCACCCAGGAGATCCACCAGCACCACCCAGGAGCAGCAGGAGCACCTAGAGGGATTCCTTCTTTATGTAATGGAGAGAAGACCCATCCTTGTGACAATCAGAGCAGTGTCCCAAGAGTGGTTGTGGTGCTCGGTTCTGGTGGGGCATCATTCACTCAACGGCGCACCACTGACGCCGACTCACCAACCCCACCAAGATGAACAACGCCACTCCTTTCTTCTCTCCTATTCTTCCCCTGCATCTGACTGAGGAACAGATCAACAAACTGGATGCAGTTTGTTTAGAAGTAACCGAAAAGTTTTTCCGCAAAGATTATGCCGATCGCATCATTGATGCCCTTAAGTATTCCCGTTGTGCAAAGAAAGGTTACTACCGCACAACTCCCGACTTCCGCCACTTTATCGGAATCTACCATTGGGTTAAGTCTCACTGCAATTATGATGATTATGTTGTTTTCCGCAAGTATCTGCAAACTCTGAGTGCAGTCTATCGCTGGCATTTCGGTCATTATGATTCTGTTACCGTCTACAACTATCTGCACGAACGGGTTAAGATTGAAACTCATTGTGAGCATTGTGGTTCACTCTCTAAAACCCTGATTGATCGCCTGATTGAAGAGAACCTCTGGGCAGTGTGACAATCCGCAAGGTGTCACAGCGGGGGGAGAGATCCCCCCAACCTATCCTGTAGGATAACTGCAGTTCACCACACCACTCCGATGAACACCACTCGCGTCACCATCACCGCCATCTCTGGCAATGCCAAGACTGGTAAGATCACTACAACGCGCACCGATCGCGCCACCTGCCCAACCACCTGTCCTTTCTACAGCAGCGGATGCTACGCTACGCTGGGGCGTGAGCGGATGCAATGGGATCGCCTTAATCGTAACGAAACTGGCGTAAGTTGGGATGAGTTTGTGTCACAAATTCGCCGTATTGTTCCCAATGGTGTTCTGTGGCGCCACAATACTGCAGGCGATCTGCCACACAATGACGGAAACATTGATTACCTGAAACTCAAACAGTTA